TCAATATTATGTAGCCAGACAAGAAACTCCTAAAATATACTTATATCAAGCTCCTAATTTAAATACTTACACGTATTTAAAATATTATGTAATTAAAAGAATTGAAGATGCAGGAGTATATACAAATGATTCTGATGTAGTCTTTAGATTTCTTCCTTGTATGGTAGCCGGTCTTGCATACTATCTTGCGATGAAAAATGCACCAGAACTTGTACAACAAAATAAATTAATTTACGAGGACCAATTAAAAAGAGCTTTGGATGAAGATGGTCAAAGAGCTTCTACTTATATTACTCCTCAATCATTCTACCCACAAGGAATATAAAATGGCTAAATGGGCAACAGGTAAAAGATCACAATCAATATCAGATAGATCCGGCATGGCTTTTCCATATACTGAAATGGTAAAAGAGTGGAATGGTTCATTAGTACATTACTCAGAATTTGAACCTAAACACCCACAGATACGAAGAAAGCATACAACTGCTGATGCAATTGCGTTACAGAATACAAGACCACAAAGATTTCAACAACCAATTGATATTTCTAATATCAATCCACAGGCACCTCAAGACGATACAATAGTAAGTTCTGGTGGTTCGATGGTTGGAATAGCTGATTTATCATTACCAGGTCAATTTGCTTTTCAAACACAATATATAGAAGTAACTAGAGATGGAGTAACTTCTATTTTACATAGTATGATTCCAGAAGACCCGTCTTTACAAAATAGAAGAAGACAAGCAGATTTAATTTCAGGAAAAGTAACAGTGAGTATTACATAATGGCTATAACATATTCAAATTTTTTAACACAAGTAAGAAATTACACTGAGGTAGATAGTAATGTTTTAACTGATGCAATTATTCAAGATTTTATAAGAAGTGTTGAATTAGATATTGCAGGTAAAGTTGATTATGATGATTTAAGAAAATATTCTACTTCTAATTTTACAGCAAGTAACAGATATGTATCCATGCCAGCAGATGCTTTAATATTAAGATCTGTGCAGATTATCGATGGTTCTGGAAATAGAACTTTTTTGGAAAAAAGAGATACAAGTTATATATCAGAATTTAATGGTACAGGAGCAACAGGTACTCCTAAATATTACGCAAACTGGGATGATTTCAATATTTTAGTTGCACCAGTACCTGCCACTGCTTTAGAAATACAAATAAATTATATTAAAGATCCACCAGAATTTACTTCAACTAATCAAACCTTTATAGCAAAGTATCAAGAGTCTATGTTATTGCATGGTGTATTAACAGAAGCTTTTAGGTTCTTAAAAGGTCCTATGGATATGTACAATCTTTACGAAAAGAAGTACAATGAGGAAGTACAGAATTTTGCCCTACAACAAATGGGTAGAAGAAGACGGGCGGAGTATGATGATGGTGTACCTAGAGTACAAATACCTTCACCTCCTCCAAACACAAATTAATTAAGGAGAATAATTATGGCAATAACAACAAACGCAATCTGTGATTCTTTTAAAAAAGAATTACTTCAAGGAAGTCACGATTTTGATGCATCAACAGACACATATAAATTAGCGATGTATACAAGTTCGGCAACTTTAGGAAAATCAACAACAAACTACGCAACTGCAAACGAAGTATCATCATCAAACTATTCAGCTGGTGGTAAAGCTTTAGTTAACCAAGGTGTGAAAGTTTCATCATCTGTAGCTATTACAGATTTTGCTGATTTATCATTTGTTAATGTGACTCTTACTGCAAGAGGTGCATTAATTTACAATACTCAAACTAACGGTGGATCAAATACTACTGACGCTGTTTGCGTATTAGATTTCGGTGGAGACAAGACTGCAACTTCTGGAACATTTACAATTCAGTTCCCTGCATATACAACATCTGCCGCTATCTTAAGGTTAGCATAAGGATAGAAATGAATGTCAAATACATGGGGTGCACTTAGTTGGGGACAAAATCTTTGGGGTAACCAAAATGATGTTTCTGTTTCAGTAACAGGTTTAAGTGCATCCTTTAGTATTGGCGAAGAAACAGGCTCTGGCACAATAAATATTGGTTGGGGTAGATTAGGTTGGAACACTCAAGTTTGGGGTGACAACGAAACAATTGTAGACGTACCTGTCACTGGTATGTCTATGACTTCAAGCCTTGGTGAAGAGACAGCCGAGGGAGAAATAAATTCTGGATGGGGCCGTCAAGCATGGGGTAACTCTGCATGGGGCGATGCTTATTCTGTTCTTCCAGCAGGACAAACAATTACATCATCTATAGGTACTGCATTAGGGCAAACTAGCTATACTGCGGCTGTAAGTGGAATTCAAGCTAACTTTACTTTAGCAAATATAGCATTACAAATTGACGGAGATGTATTTGTTACAGCATCGGAAGATCAACTAGACTTTGCTATTGGAACCTCTACTTTTGAAGGCCATGCAAATGTTACAGTTTCTGGAATACCTATAACATCGTCAATAGGAAATACTGTTGCTGGATTAAAAACAGCAGTACCAGTCACTGGAATTTCAGCATCTTTTTCTTTAGGTACTTTCACACTAATACAATCAACTACTGAATCAGTAACGGGTATGTCCAGCACCATGTCTTTAGGATCGATTGGTGCAATACCTCAAGTGATGGTTGGAACAGATGGTCTACAAGCTACAAGTTCTGTGGGCTCTGCGACAGTCACGATTACTGCAAATATAGATGTTACAGGCATACAATTGACTTCTTCAACGGGAAGCCCTATTATTACTGCATGGGCTGAAATTGATCCTGGAGTAACTAATGTTTGGACAGAGGTTGATCGGGCTGCTTAAATGAGGTATTATTTTAATTATTAAGGAGAATTTTTTATGGCATCAAGTTATTCAAGTGACCTAAAACTAGAGCTAATGGTAACCGGTGAAAACGCTGGTACATGGGGTGATAAAACAAACACAAATTTAAATCTTATTCAACAAGCCGTAGCAGGTTATGAACAAGTAACATTATCGTCTGGAGGCACTCTTGCATTAACAATGTCTGACGGTGCAATATCAAACGCTAGAAATTTAGTTATTAAATTTGCAACTGCAACAATTGCAGCAAGCACAATTTGTACTATACCAAATTCAATAGAAAAATTTTATATCTTTGATTGTTCAGGATTAACAAATGCAAATAACCTTACAATTAAAACTGCATCAGGAACTGGTTTTAGTCCAACTGTTGCAGGAGCTGCAAGTTCTAAAATTTTTGCAGCATATTCAGACGGAACAAATTTAAACGAAATATCTTTAAACACTTTAGGTGGCACAATTGCTACAGCTAACTTAGAAGCGGCATCAGTGACGACTGCAATAATTGCAGACGATGCTGTAACTTCAGCAAAAATTGCTGATGATGCTGTTATAGCCGCTGCAATAGCTGATGATGCTATTGTAACAGCTGCGATTGCGGATGACGCTGTTGCAACTGCTAACATAGCTGACGATGCTGTGACTGCTGCTAAATTAGCAAACACTGCGGTTACTGCAGGATCATACACAACTGCTGACATAACTGTTGACGCACAAGGAAGAATTACAGCTGCAGCTAGCGGATCTTCAGGAGCTGCTCTTTTTGCAGATTTAACAAACACATTAACAGGCCCTGCAAGTGGAAACTTTGCTGCAAAACCTGGTACAACTAAATTAGCTATGTACATGGGTGGCGGTGGCGGAGGCGGAGCAGGTTCCGGAGATAACTTCACAGGACGTGGAGGCGGATCCGGAGGTTTTGGTTTTGTATCTGCAACTGTATCAGCACCTTATAGTTCACCTTACACTGTAGGAGCTGGTGGAAATGCGGGACCTCCAGGAAATGGATCTTCAGGAGGTGGTGGTGGAAGCACTTCACTTTCTACTTACGCTGCCAACGGTGGCTCAGGTGGAAACAGAACTGGTCCGTCTGATGGAGGCAAAGGAAGTACATCAAATATGTTTTATGATTTTACACCTTTTTCAAATAATGGAACTAGAGGTGGTAACTCAGGTCCTTTCACAAACCCAATTAGTTCTTGGTCAGCAGGTCCAGCGGGAACCAATCTTACAGGATACGCTGAGCTCAATCCAGCACTTACTTCTGGTTGGGCTACTGCAGTTACAAACATGAGTGATAACTGCGTTGGAGGTGGCGGTGGCCGAAATAATGGTGGCGGACAAGCAGGTAATCCAGGAAGAATTTTAATATTTGAAAGTGAGGCATAGACATGGCTTATTTATTTTTTAAAAATGGCGAAAGTCAAGTATTTAGATTAGCTAAGGACGATTCAGAAAAAACAAAAATATTGAATCTTTGTCAAGGTGAAAATCTTATTGAAAAAACTATTACAGAAGAAGAATTTCTTAGATGTGATTATGAAAGTCACCGTTACACATTAGTTGACGGTAATGTAGTAGAAACAGAAACTACTGAAGGAAGCGCTGCTGATGATCCATTAGAAGTTGTTCCTCCAAGAAAATCTGAATTTAAAAATGCTGGCGAAGTAACACAAGCAATTGAAGCTGCAGTAGGTAGAATAAACCAGTATTTAAATAATAATGAGGATGCTACTTGGCAAGCATACAGAGATGCTTTAGCGTCACACACACCATCTACAAATTCTGCAGACTATCCAAAAGAAGGAAGCTTAAGTAAAATTATGGCTGATGAAGGAATATCAGCTTATAATGTTTTGCGTTTACCTTAATTATAATATATACAAATACTCTCATGAGTATTAAAGATTATATTTGCGTTCAAGATGATGTGCTTCCTGTTCGTTCAATCGGTAAATTAATAGAGTACATAAATAAAGCTGATGATTGGGAACCTGGACTAACTGAGGGTGAAAAAGACCCAAACGTAGTTAAAAAATTTAGAGATGTTAAAACAAAAAATCTTAATATAGATCCTTCAAACTTAACTAAAACACATTGGTGTAATTTAATAGAATATGCCTTTCGTAAAGTTTTCAAAACATATTCGGAAAAATTACCTCATGTTCATTTTGATAAAATCAAAACCATACAAATATTAAAATACACAGAAAGTGGTCATTACTTATGGCATACTGATCACTCTCTTACTGAACCAAGAACTATTAGTGCAATATTTTTATTAAATAATGACTACGAAGGTGGAGAACTTTGTTTTTTAGATCAAATAAAACACGAGTCATTTAAAGTCGAAAACAGACCTGGAAGATTAATTATGTGGCCAAGTAATTATATGTTTCCTCATTCAGTATCTCCTGTTACTAAAGGAGTTAGATATTCGGTAGTTTTATGGGCACTTTAAAAAAAGATTTCAAATATAAAGTAATAAAAAATTTTCTTAGTGAAGACGAAAGAATACTTTTAAAAAATTATACTAAGATGTTTCATATACATAATATTTCTGATTTTGATTTGACAGATGCATCAGAGTCATCAGACACTGCTAAGTATGGTGATTATTTAATGGAATCACTAATGTTAAAAAAAATAAGTAGAGTCCAAAAAGAATCTGGGTTGCAATTAATTCCAACATATAGCTACTGGAGATGTTACACTAATGATTCAAAATTAAAAAAACATACTGACAGAATGTCTTGTGAAGTAAGTGTTTCTTGTCAGATAGATAATGATGGAGTTGATTGGCCATTTACAGTAGACGGAAAAGATCTTCTTTTAAAAAATGGAGATGGTGTTTTGTATTTAGGAATTGATTTAGAACATGAAAGAGCTCCTTACAAGGGAGACTATCATATACAAACTTTTCTACATTATGTAGATAAAGATGGGCCGCATACTGAGTATGCTAGGGATAAACGATTATTATTTGGAGGAAAATAATGAAAATAATACAACAACCTGACGGTAGTGCTGATTTTATTTTTGATGATAGGGAAATTGAAATCATGAACAAAACTAAAAAATTAAATTTACACGGAAGTGCTTTTAAAGGAGTGGTAAATTCGATGGTTCATGTCATGATGAGTTGGAATGAAAACATAGATGAAGCTATTAGAAACTCAAAAACAAACAAAAGTGAAGAAGAATTCAAGACAACTAAGTAAATAGCACTACCTTTATGTCTTAATTTACTTATAGTATAATATGACATGCCTTTAACAAAAGTAGATATAGTTCCTGGATTTAATAAACAAGTCGCACAAACGGGTGCCCAAGGTAGGTGGACTGATGGTGATTTTGTAAGATTTAGATACGGCCTTCCTGAAAAAATAGGTGGTTGGCAACAAATTCTTGAATCAACTTTGGTAGGAGCTGCAAGAGAACAATTCGTGTGGGCTGATTTAGATGGTAGACGTTATGCTGCTATTGGCACAAATAAGATTCTTGCAATTTATTATGAAGGTGCTTTTTTTGATATTACGCCCTTAGGCACAGCTTTGACTAGTTGCACTTTTGATACTGTAAATACTTCAGCAACAGTTACCGTTAATAAAGCAGCGCATGCTTTAGAACCAGGAGATATTTTTTTATTTAGTTCTGTAACACCACCATCAGGAGCAGGGTATTCTGCATCAGATTTTACAACTAAACCATTTCAAGTAGTTACTGTCCCAAACAGTGATGAGTTTACTATAACTATGGCAAGCGCAGCAGGGACAACGGTCAACGGATCTGGATCAGCAACAGTCACACCTTACATTAAACCAGGTGCTTTAGGTTTTACTTATGGTTTTGGTTTTGGCACAGGATTGTGGGGAGGTGGCCAACAAGTATTTAGTACATTGAATGGTTTATTACAAGATGACACTGCAGGAACGGGTGGATCAGGAACTTCAATTACTCTTGCATCAACGACAGGGTTTCCAGCGACAGGGACAATAAAGGTTGGAGCAGAATTTATTTCATACACAGGTATTTCAACAAATGATCTTACGGGAATTACTAGAGCTGTAGCGGGAACACGATCTGCTCATTCTAGTGGAGCAGGTGTTGAAGCGTTTGTAGGATGGGGTATTGCATCTTTATCTTCAACCTTGACGACAGATCCAGCTTCATGGTCATTAGATAATTTTGGTGAAAAATTAATAGCAACTATTAAAAACGGACAATCTTTTGAATGGAATCCAATTAATTCAAATTCAAATGCTTTAAATACAAGAGCAACTGTAATATCTAATGCACCTACCGCATCTGTAATGTCTTTAGTTTCTGATAGAGATAGACATCTAATAATGTTAGGAACTGAAACAACTATTGGAAGTCCTGGATCACAAGACAAAATGTTTATAAGATTTTCTGATCAAGAAAATATTAGTGATTACTCACCAACATCTATAAATACAGCAGGAACTTTTAGACTCGACTCAGGCACAAAAATTGTTGGAGCCATAAAAGGTAAAGATTACACTTTTATTTTAACTGACAATGCAGCTTACGTAATGCAATTTGTTGGACCACCTTTTACATTTTCTATAAGACAAGTTGGTTCAAATTGTGGTTGTATTGGGCAGCATGCTATGAAATTTGTTAATGGTGTTGTGTATTGGATGGGAGAGTCTGGAGGGTTTTTTGCGTTCGATGGTACAGTTAAATCACTAAGATGTGAAGTTGAAGACTTTGTATTTACAACAAAAAATGGAGATAACCTAGGTGTAAATTATCAAAATGGTGAATCAGTTTATGCTGGATTAAATCATTTATATGAAGAAATATGTTGGTATTACCCTAAAGCTGGAGCTGATTTTAACGATAGATACGTATGTTTTAATTATTCAGACAGAACATGGGTTACAGGTTCTGTATCAAGAACCACTTGGGTAGATGCTAATTTATATGACGTTCCATACGCAACTGAATATGCCTCAACTGGAACTCCAAGTTTTCCTGATGTACAAGGAATAACAAACGTAAATGGATCTACAACTTATTATGCTCACGAAACAGGTGTTGATCAAGTTGACACCGCAGGAAACAAGACAGCAATACCTGCTTTTGTTGAATCGGGAGATTTTAGTTTGAATATAGAAGGAAATGCTCAAGTATTTATGAGTATGCGAAGATTTGTTCCTGATTTTAAAACCATTGAAGGTAATGCTCAAGTAACTATTTTACTTAGAGATTTTCCAAGTGACACAGAAGCATCGTCTCCACTTGGACCATTCACGGTCACCGGATCAACACAAAAGGTTGACACAAGGGCAAGAGCTAGATTTGCTAGTTTAAAAATTGCTAACACAGGAACAGAACAAAATTGGCGTTTTGGAACTTTTAGAGCAGATATACAACCAGATGGTATGAGGGGATAATGGAAGAAATATTTTTACAAGATTATGCTAACAACGTAGCACAAGCTCAAGATCCTTTTGGTATTGCAGCAGTACAAGCACAACCGGGTTTTGAAAATTACCAACCTTCTTTTGCTAACCAAAGCTTAACACCTATGGGTTTGGAAATAACTCCAGGACCCGATACACAACAATTACCTGATTTTAGAGAAGTTGCAGGTAATGTAATTAAAAATAGAGCACTTGATTATGCAGCAAAAAAATTAGGTTTAGAGGGTCTTAAAGGTAATGTACTTAGTTCAGTTATAGGTGCCAATGCTCTTAATTATAGTAACCCTATCGGTGCATATTTAACCGTTAGTTCTGTTTTACCGGACAGTGTAAAAGGTATTGCAAATGTTTTAAGAAATAAAAGAGCTAACAAAGCTATTGAAAGAGATATTAAGAGAGATTCGCAAGGAAGTGCTACTACATATCCTACAAAAACTATGTCTATGCAACCAACAAAACAAGATGAAGCGAGAGGATCTATGCCATCAAAAACACCAACACCTTCTACAAGTTATTCGGCACCCCAACAAACTTCAGGACCTGGGGGACTACATAATTACGATTAATATTTATTAATATACTTTTATATATTATAAATTCAAATATGTTTATAAATAAAACTTCAATTACGTGCAATATTTATGAATGTTATTTAGAAGCAGATCCAAAACTAATAGAATTTGTAGACGAACTAAATTATAAAAAAGAACAAATGCTTACATCTTTTGATCCATTCGATCTTAAGAGTGACCAAGAATTCAAAAATTTGTTTTTAACTTTGTATAAAGATTGGGTTGTAATTTTTTTAAGAAAAAATTTAAATAAAAAATTTAAAGAACTACAATTATTAAGTATATGGTGTCAAAAATACGAGGAAGGATCTAAACATGGTATACACATACATCATGAAAACACAAATTACATTTCTTTTTTTTGGTATATAGATTGTTCTGAAAAATCTTCTAGTACAGTTTTTTATAACCCTGGACATCCATACTGTTCGTATTTTGAAAAAAAAATCAAACCAGAAAAAAATAAAATTGTTTTTTTTGATTCATATATTCCACATGAGGTATCAGAAAACAACGATACCAAAAGATGTGTTGTAAGCGGTAATTTTAAAATATTAAAATAATGTACAGAGAAATTAAAACTGATTTGCGAAAAAGTCCACTAGGATTAACTAACGATATTTGGTTGTGGGAAAATCAAATAGAAGATATTAATTTTGACGAACTAAACACCTTTCTTTTAGAATTAGAAAAAGAATTATTAAAAAAACCTTCTTTAAGCACTGGTGGTACAAGTGTTGAAGGTGTTACCTCAAGATTCAAATACTATAATTTATTTTTCGAAAATAATGAACAATTAAAAAAAGTAGAAAATTTTATTAAAAATAATATAAAATTGTTTTTAAAATATAAAACAATAAATCAAAAGAAAATTTATACTCAATGTTGGTTTAATGTTTTAAGAGAAGGTGAAGAGATAAAGTCACATCAACATAGAGCTATAAGTGATTTTCATTTATCTTTTATTTCAGGTAATTTTTGTACAACAAACAATAATACAAAAACATACTATACAAGTTTAAATGGGGAAAAAGGTTTAGGTATAGATAATGGTGCAGGTAAATTAATTTTATTTCCCTCATATACTCCACACTTTACAACTGTTAATAAATCTAAAGAAGAAAGAATTTCAATAGCTTTTGATATTTATCCTGATATTTCATTTATAGATTCAAGTTATATTGAGGGTGGAATAATTAAAGAAACAATGTTATAATTAATTATGGCTAGAGTAGATATAGTAATTCCTGAACCAACACCTAAATATACAGAAGAAAACCAAAGACAGGTTAATCAGTCTTTACGAACGATGCAAGATAAGTTAAATACTTCTTATCAACAAGAATTAAAAAATGAACAAGATACATTTACCTGGTTTATAGCATGACAATTAGATACAAAAATCAAGGAATTAATTTGAACTCAACAGGCACAATAAGTGTATTTACTGCGCCATCAGATGCAACTGTATTGATAAAACAAATTCAAATAAATAATGGTTCCGGTGGTGCTGTTAATTTAAATGTTCAAGTGACTGATACTTCAGCTACTGCAACATTTAGAATTTTTAATGAAGCTGTAACCGGTTCGGCTACTAAAGATATAATAAATCATACACTTGTTCTTGAAGCTAGCGATGTTTTAAAAATGACAGCAGGAACTGCCGATGAAATACAAGGCCTTATTTCTTATGCACTGTTAGATAGATCGCAGGAGAATGGCTAAACAAAAATTTACACATTTCGTACCAAGGGATAAACCTAAAAAAAGAGGCCCTAGACAACACAAAAAAAATTTAAATAAGAACGAGCGTAGGCAGCGGAAAATGACGCGTTATAAAGGCCAAGGAAAAGGCTAAATAATTTAATGATACAAAAATTTAAATTACCTGATGAGGTTTTTTTAAAATTAAAAAAAAATTTACAAATAAATACAGAACCCACTAATGAAAGACTAGCTGGAAATATTAAAAAAGAATATTTAGCTAACAATTGTATTCCTATAATAGCACCAACTATTTTAAGCGAAGCTGTTGAACGTGGGGTGTTTAATAAATATATTTCAGATAGTTCTTTCATGTTTGCAAATGAAAATGTAAAATTATATATTCACGAACTTTGGGCCAATTTTCAAGCTAAAGGTGAATTTAATCCTGTACATTGTCATTCAGGGCTTTTATCTTTTGTAGTTTTTGTATCAATACCTTATTATGCAAAACAACAGGAACAAATATCACCGGGTAAAAAATCTAATTCTGATAGAGCTGGTATGTTAGAATTTGTTATACCAAATGGTGCCACTACTAAGTCAGAAGTTTTTAAGGTGGATAAAACATGGGAACAATACGGCTTAATTTTTCCTTCTTACACAATGCATACTGTGTACCCTTTTTTTGGTTTTGATGAATATAGGATAACTATGGCTGGAAATATAAGGTTTGCTAATTAGGTATAGACAACTAAGTTATAGGATAGTATAAAAAAGCATGGATAATTTACCAAAAATAAAAGCAGAGGCCATAGAAACCATCAAACATAAGAGAACAGGTAAAGTGTATGATAGCAAAGCTGATTTTGATGCTGATGTTGCTGATCCCAACACTGATACTACTCAAGATGATTTTAGACAAGACCTTGAAATAAAAGTTACAAGAGCTGGTGTTTTAGGTGCAAAAACTAAAAAGTAGAAGTAATGAAACCCAGAGGCGCAACTGAACTCCAGCAGGAGTTGCTTGAAAAATTTGTAGATAAAAATTTATTAGATAAATTTCAAATATGCACATCTATTCCAGGAAAAGTGCCACTGGATCCCAGTAAAGTAAATATTCTTTGGCAAAAGAATTCTTGGGATCAACCTAATTTACAAAGTTTTTTTAGAGATAAAGACAGGCACCACGAATACGATTGGTATGTTTTTAATTCACATTGGTGTTATGAAAAATTTAGATATTTTTTTCAAATACCTGAAGATAGATCTATAGTAATTAAAAATGGTGCACACCATTTTCCTAAGAGAAAAATATATAAAAAAGGTGATCCTATAAAAATTATGCACCATTGTACTCCTTGGAGAGGTTTAAATGTATTGTTATTAGCAATGCAGTTAGTACAAAGTAAAAATGTTACCTTAGACGTATATAGTTCAAATGAAGTTTATGGAAAAGAGTTTGCAGATAAAGCAAACAAAGATACAGAAGCTTTACTTGGTCAAGCCAAACAATTACCAAATGTAAATTATATTGGATACAAGCCAAATGAATATATACTGGAGCATATGACAGACTATGATTTATTTGTTTATCCATCAATATTCGAAGAAACTTTTTGTGCATCAGCTTTAGAGGCCCTATCAGCTGGACTACATGTTATTACAACTAACTTTGGTGCATTACCTGAAACATGTGCTGAATGGCCAGTATATGTTAACTATACAAAGAATCTTGAATTGTTAGCTGCAAGTATTGCAGGAGCTATTGATATTTCTGCTGAATATCTTCATACAGATATAATACAAAAACATTTAGATGAACAACAAAAATACTATAAAAATTTTTATAGCTGGGATAAAAAGGCTATGGAATGGGAAAACTTTTTGAAAGGAGCTTTACGTGTCAAGCAGTAAATATATAAATGAAGATACATACCAAACATTACAGGAAGTTACTATAGAAACACAATCAGACTATGAAAAGGCTATTGAACCATTATGGAAAGAAAATCCAAATCAATATAAAGATATACAATTATTTGTAGCTACACCAGTTCATAGTGAGGTATCAATACATTACACTCAAGCTTTAATAGAGTTTCAACAAGAATGCTTTAAGAAAAAATTAAAAGTATCTTTTCATTTAATAAAATCATCTTTAGTGACTCAAGGAAGAAATTTATCAGTAGCTGGTTTATTAGAATCAAAAGCAACACATTTATTGTTTATCGATTCAGATATTTATTTCCAAAGTAAGTCTATATTTGCCATGTTGAAGGCAGATAAAGATATTATATCTGTTCCATACCCTTTAAAAACTTTAATGTGGGACAAAGCTTTTAATAAAATGCAACAAGGTTTAATAAAATCACCTGATGATATTAGAAGAGCCCTACATACTTACCCTATGAAAGTGCCTAATCCTAATGATATAAAGGTTAATAAAGGTGTTATGGAGGTAACTGATTCACCAACAGGATGTATGTTAATTAAAAGAGGAGTTATAGAAAAAATGATTGAAAAATATCCAGAAAAAGAGATTGTTCAAAAAACTGTAATCAATGGAAAGTATGTCAATAAACCTAATATGTGGAACTTTTTTGATACCTTACATGATCCAAAAGAGAAAACCTACAATGGAGAAGATTTTGCATTCTGTAAACTTTGGAGAGATTTAGGTGGTAAATGTTATGCCTACATTAATGATGCTATAGTTCATGTGGGAGAACATCAGTACCAAGGCAAGTTCCACGATGAGTTGATATCAGCCAAGTAAAATGGTATTATTTCATACTTAAGATCTTAATTAGGAGAATTTATTTATATGCCAGGACCATTAGCATTATTACCTTACGCATTAGCAGCTTACGGTGGCTATAGAGGATACCGAGGAGCAAAAGAAGCAGGTGCATCAGGACTTGGAAGAATACTAGGTGGTATAACAGGAGCATATACTGGTTATACTTTAGGTTCTACAGGTATGAGTATGTTTCCAGGATCAGCGGCAACTAAAGCATTTACAGCGAGCCAACCAGCTTGGTTAGCTAATATGCCTGGAGCTTATAATCCTCAACCAACGTATACAAACATACCAAGAGGTAATATGCCTGGTATGTCAGGTGGTATAACAATGGATGGTACTCAAAACACAAGCAGTAATTTATTAGATATTTTAAAAAGACAATCTACAAAAAAAGGTGCTCAGCCAGGTGAGTTAGAATGGAGCCCTGGAAAAGTTTCAGCTGCAATAGCTGCAACAACTTACGGACTAGGTGCTTTTGATAATCAGCCAACAGATGTTTACATGCCTGGTTACAACATGAGTTATTTAGACATGAAAGATCAAAGACCTGGATATACTTACATAGACCCAACAACAGGTGAAGAAAAAGCATATGAAAAAGTATACTCTCCAGAAGAAGCTGGAAGAGGAGATCCTAGAATGGGTCCTTACTCTATGAATGTTCAAAGATTAAGAGTAGGTGGTATTGCAGAAATTAAAAAATTTAATGAAGGTGGTGTAAACTATCTTCCATCAAAAGTTTCTCATGACGAAGACGATGCTAACAATTATGTTAGAGCGTCAGGTTATGTTGAAGACGGAGCAGGCGTAGGAGACAAAGACGAGGATACAATGTTAGCTCAATTAGCAGACGGAGAGTTTGTAACAAGAGCAGATGGAGTATTAGGTGCTGGAATCATAGCTGGAGCGAATCCAAATAGTATGAAAGACATGAGAGAAAAAGGTGCCCAATATTTCTATGAACAACAAAAAAGATACAAACGTGTATTTGATTTATTACAGGATAGAAATGGCATCAGTAAACAAAAAACCAATTAAACCTCTAGTAAGTATTTTACCACTAGAGCCTAAGGACATTGAAAAATTTTGGCCCTTAACAGAATTTATGATAGCGGAGGCATTAGCTTTCTCTGGCAAATATGCAGACTCTTCTTGGGCTATGAACGAATTAAAAAAAGATATGATGCAATGTTGGATCATGTTTGGTTCTGATGAATCTGAAGAGAATAAAGTATTTGGTATTTGTGTTGGTAGAATTGGGGTAATGCCTAACTACAATCAATACGAGATTATTATTTGTACAGGTAAAAGAAGAGAGTTATGGGAAGACAATCTTATAAAAGCTATAACAGATTTTGCATTAGCAAATAAATGTAAAAGATTAAGTATAATGGCCAGACCCGGTTGGGAAAAAGTTTCTAAAAAATGGGGCTGGAAAAAGAAACATGTACAACTAGAAAAGTGGATAGGATAAAATTATGAGTTTTTTAGGAGGAGGAAGATCAAACCAACCAACAACGCCAACAACACAAACACAGTTTGTAAGAGAGGCTCCTGGTATAGAAGAAAGAAAAATAGAATTAATGGACATTGCGCGTCAGGTAGCGCAACAACCAGTTAATCTTCCAGATTATCAAGTAGCAGGTTTAGGTGCTTTAGAGCAACAAGGAATAACAGCAGCTGGAACAACAGGCGTTGGTGCAGGAACTGTACAACAAGGTATCAACCAAGTTACTGCTGCAGGAGCGCCTATTGGTGCTTCACAAATTCAACAATATTTAAATCCGTATCAAAGTTATGTAACAGGAGAGATTGGAAGACAAGCTCAAATGATGCAGAATCAATTAGGTGCACAAGCTATTAATGCAGGAGCTTTTGGTGGAGGAAGAGAAGGTGTCCAACAAGCAGAACTACAAGGCAGAGCTTTATCAGCAATGGGGCAAGCTCAAGCACAAGGTTTTAACACAGCATTAGGTGCAGCTCAAAGACAACAACAAGTTGGTTTAATGGCTGGTCAGCAATTAGGTCAAATGGGTCTTGGTCAACAACAAATGGCTCAAGCAGATATAAATCAATTAATGGCAGCAGGAGGTGTTCAAAGACAACTTGCTCAACAAACTTTAGATGCACAAAGACAATCTACATTACAACAACAATACGAACCTTATCAAAGAGCTGAGTTCTTAGCTAACCTGTATGCTGCAGGACCTAAGTCTTCTTCTCAAGTTACAATGGGAACAGGACCATCAACTAGTCCACTAGCACAAGCTGTTGGTACTGGTATAGGAGCATTCACAGCATTTCAAGGCGTGAAACCAACTGGACAACAGTCATAGGAGGTTCGATGTCACTTAACAAAGTTTTAAACAGACCGATGTTTAGGAAAGAAGCACTTAGACAAGGTGTGCTTAAAACTATTAATGCAAACACAGGTATTATGGTTGGACAATCTTATGGAGGTCCAACTGCGTATAATCCTCGTAGACTTCCAGTAGTGATTCCAGGACAAGGAACTTATGATACACCAAAGCCAAGTTGGGGATCAAGAATGAAAGGCTTTGGTCGTAAAGCCATTGGTGATGTAAAAAATTTTCCAAGTGGTGCAATTCAAGATCCTAAGGGTACACTAAAAGGAACAAGACCTTTTGGAATGGGTGGAGGTATTTCGAGACTTTTAGGTTTCGAGGGAATATATAGTGCAGTTGATCCTTATGTAGGACAATATATTCAAAATCCTTATGGTAGAATGGCCGTTAGTTCAGGTTTAAGTTTACTAGGTAGTTTAAATCCATACATAAGAGGAGCTGGTGTAGCTAAATCTGTTTATGATATAGGTAAACTTGGATTAGGTAAACTCAGCAAACATACTGCAGAATATAGAGCAAAACCGATTGGGGAAAAAACTTCATTTACTCGTATGGGTGATGATGAGGCTGGTGTATCTATACCTTCCATAGAACAACAGGTAGAATCAGATAAAAAAATTATACAGGGTAGACCAGGCTCAGGTAGACCAGGTTTTCAAAAAAGAGTTGAAGAATTAAAAGCTGAAGGTGATGAATTATTACAAAATGCTAACGAAGAAGATGTAGCCAATCTTAACGATATACAATCTCAATCTTTAGGAAATATTGGTCCTGTACCACCAGGAGAAGAGGGAGCTACTCCAACTGTAACAGAAAAAGAAACTGTAACAACGGATACCGAAAAAGGTAAAGGTAAAGGTAAAGATAATTTATCTGACGCTATTACTGGTGTGGATAATAAAGAGTTTAAAACACCAGATGGAAAAGATATAACAAATAATTTAATAGGTAGAGCTAGGGAAATATCAAAAGAGTTAAGAGCTGGCCAATCTTCACAAGCAAAATTAGTTTTTTTAGCTAATTTAGCTTCTGGTCTCTTATCAGGAACTACTACTAGAAGAGGTATAGGTGGAGCTATGGAAGTTTTTGGTAGAGCTTTAGGACCAGCAGTAAATAATTATGCAACATTAAAATTAAAAGAAAATGAGTTAGAAAATAATTTCATGCAAAGTGCATTAGAAATTGCATCAGATGAAATGGATAGAAAAAACCAAGTTTATGAAAACCCAGAGGGGACACCTGGTGTTGTTCAAATTTTACAAAACGGAAGAGCTGTAAATTTAACAGCAATACGTTTAAAAGATGGTACTGTAAGAGCAGCAATACCAGGAGCATCTGAAAACGGAAGAAACGTCTATACTACTTTAACACCAGGAAGTTATGTTAGGTTTGCTTCTAGCGATAAGCTAGCAAAACCTCAAGTAGATTTATTAAGAGAATTAGATGCAAAATATAGAGCATATGCGCTAGGTCAGAACACAATTAGAATTATTGAAAACTTTAAAAAAGAAGGTAAAACAGGAGCCGGCCCTATTGGTAAATTTAATTTGTTCAAACAAAGATTCGGAAGTGCTTTTAAAGATGTGTTAGGAAGAGATGTTTACGATGATATGGAGAGTGCTCAAAGAAGATTAGAAAAAGAAAAAAATAAAGCCATTTCAGATTTAATGGTTTCAGAAAATTTGGACAGAAAAGGTGCTGAAGAATTATTACAAAGTAAATTGGGAGGTGCAGCAGATCAAAGTAAGATTATGAAACTTATTAAGGATGCTACTGGTGAAGAAGATAAACAAAAACTTTCTCAACTTGCAATTAACGAAACCGTCATGGTCTATGCATTAGCTAACTCTTTAAAATCTAAAGACCGTTTAACTGAAAAAGATATTAAGATGGCTAAACAACTAGTAAATATATTCCCATTATTAAGAGGTCAAGATGATGTTATCAGAGATTTAAGATCTGTTAATAATACTATTTTAGGAGATATTGATTCATTACAAAGTAACTGGACAAATAGTTTATTAGGAGAAACAGCAACTATAAATCTTTACAGAAGACAATATGGTTTTGCAGAGGCTACTGATGATAACTTACCACCTGAATTAGCTGATATTTATCAAGGAAAAACAGATAAAGATATAGCTGGAAGTATAACTTTAAATTAATTATGGCAACTTTAAACGAAATACAAAAAAGGTTAGATGATAAAACATTGGATCCTAGATCTTTATCTTCAGACGATAGAAGAGCGATTGATGAATTAATTAAAAGAGGAGCTCTAAA